GAAGAATCAGGCGCGCGCGATGAGGCGAGTTTTCACTCTAGACACTTTATTGTCCTACAGCTGCATGTAAGATTCAAGGAACACGCGCGTAGTTTTGCCGAATGAACGAATTAATTCCAGTTGCTTCCGCTGTTCGGCCAACGGAACTGGTGGGGCCCACTTGTCGCCAGCAGGTGCTGAGTAGGCTTGGAAGCTTTGTCGCCAAGCTTCGGGAAACGGGATTTGTACACTGAAACTACTATCTAACTCAAGTTTCTGAATTTGCTCTTCGAAAGCTATTTGATCAATTGGTTCGATACCATACAGATCTGAGACGAGCGTCCGGGTGTTCGGTCCCGGGGTGATTTCAGCCGGAAGCCCCTTAAGGGCCTCGGCAAGCATCTGCCTCTTGTATAGTTCTACTGAATTTAATATGCTCTTTCGGAGCCTCACGCCGTTTGTAATTTCCACCAAACGACGACCTAAAGCTGCAATCATTGGACAACCATTGTATTGATGGGCCATGCTAAACCCCTTGGCTCTCAGCAGCTGCAACTTCACTGCTCTTGTGGATCCAACATATCTCTTTGGACACCATCCAAACTGCGCCAAGACCTTCCTCGGGTCGGTTACCACAACCTGGTCAATAGGATCAAAGACCATGCCGCAGAAACTGGCAGTATTTAAGGATTCGTGAACCTCCAATTTGATATCCCACCCACAGTCCTTAAAATCGAACTCTGTGGGTAGATGTCCTCCACGTCTAACATCAAGTGCCGAAATTCCATCGTCACCCTCTACGAAAATCCAAATCACAGTGCAACCAGAGCGATTGCAAACGAAAAGAAAAATCATGAGGTTGGCAAACCCATTGCCGAGAGAAGTATTCATTTCACCACTCATACGCGTAGCGACAACACGCACGATGATAAGTCGAAATCGAATCTTCTGAGTACCCATCAAAACTTTGATAATAATCTTCATTATCCACGCAGCCCAACCGTTCAAAGAACACATGTAAGTATACATTGTAACTTCTATATCAAACATGTTCTCCTCAGTGAAATGTGCTTCCATAGAGGTAAAATCGGTGCAATGGTAAATGCGTCCAGCAGCATAAAGGCGTTCCGTAATGACTTTTGGTCTCTGGTTAACGGGAACCTTCTTAATGAAATGGGGATGACTGAACACAACGTCAGAGATGATCTGGAACACAGGTCCGCTGAAGCACTTAAAATAATCCTCCCGAGAGTTAATCATTCTAGCAGCCTTAGCAGCAATGTATCCTTCATCCTTAACAAAAGATTTAACGGTGCATTTGAGTAAATCTACACCAAGCTCTTGCTCAAACTTATGGAACGTTTGGCGCAGCGATAGCTTTCTTGCTGCAGTATATGAATCACATTTCTCCAACCATGCATCGAGTGTTAAATCGAGGTCGGCAGAAAGCGGCGTGAGGTTGCGCCGGCACCACTTCAGGACAAAGCGGCGCATTTTCCTCCGGGGAACATTGTTTTTATAAGGTTTACGACCCATTCTGTGTAGGACACCTATTGCAAGGTTGGGTGCGTAATAAGGGCATGCCTCCAGCAGCATCGCGTCAGAACAGTAGCAGGGCAACGTTTCATTCAATACGGGTCTATCCTCAGTCACCTCAGTGATCTTTTGGGTAGTTCGTCCAATGAACAATGTTTCCTTAACTTCAAGTATCTTGGGTAACGGATACTCATACGATCTATAACCGTATCTGACACGCGGAGGCACACCGCGAATTAGTTTAAACAAAGGGGGGCAATCGTGAACACAGTAGAACTCCAACTGCGCTCAACGACCTGGCCAAACATGGTAACTGTGTCAGCCAAAATACTTCTATCTTCCCTCAATCTGATACCTAGTCCAGGGTCGGACGCAGCGCCTCGGAGTGCGGCGTTGATTTGGTTTCGAAAATTTCTACCTGTCTCTTCAGTCACGATGGTATTGACCAGGTTCAGCTCTTGGAGTAAGGCTGGTTTAATAGTGAGTGACTTAAAACGCATGACCGCGGTCCCAGGAACAGGAACAACACGGCTGCCAGCCACTTTCCAAAAAGGGGAATTTGGTACCAATGCGAACTCCCGAGTCCACACGCCCCCAATCTGGTTGAAACAATACATCGGATCTGGTATCGCTTCAATTCGGACAAACGAAGATATGTCCAGGATCTTCGAATGCACCATCGGTTTCTGCTGTCTTGCAAGCAGAGGCATTTCATTCGAATCCATCCCCAATAAATCCACCGAGCCTATGACCTCTGCCTTAATGATACTGCAGCTGATTACGTGCATGTCCCAAAGGTTCTTAGGATTCAATGCACAACATAGATCGTCGAAACAATTTCCTGCCACAGAGAAGTGGTTGTTTGAACGGAAAAAGTTACTCGGTGTACGGTTTTTAGCGTTAACAGTAGAACTCAGTAGTCCACGGAGAATGGACTCTTGAACAGTAACGCAAACAAATAGAGTGGTTGCAGCACAAACCCCCACCAGATCAGACCTGTGAGAATTCGCGGCCAACCCACCCCAAAAACCAGCCCAATTAGCCCTGGGCAAAGGAATAGTCGCAGCGGGCAGGCCAAGCACATCAACCGCAGGTATGTCAAGGCTGTAGAGTTTTTCAACCACAACCCAACTTGCCATGTCATACTCATAATTATCGATCAACGTAGAACGACGAACCAACAAGTCCAAGGACTCATCGGCCGTAAAAACATCAACAGACAACGCAGTGAGCACAACAGTGACACCAAAGACATCAGAGTCAGACAACCCATCACCAACATTCGGATCATCCAACGCGACTATAGGCCTGGCAACCAGGTCCAAAGAATCCTCAACCATTTCTGGGAGGCCACTGCAAAACTCATATACGCCGCAAGCGGTTTCAAAGAGCATAGTCCGTGCAGTGGTGGCAGTACTATTCCACCAATTCGACCACATAACCGACACCGCTTCCGCAGTTGGTATCGGGGTGATGTGGATTTCATCACCTAGCTCGAGAGTCGCCAGATAGCCGGGTTCGGTTGTTATCCCAAACTCATCGTACTTTGGTTTCTCCTCAGCTTTTGGTGCATTGACAATTGGAGACTCAGCTGAATGTAATCCAGCCGGCACATCCCGGAGTTCAGCGACCTCTTCCTTCAGGTCGACAACAGTATCCTCTAAACTGATTGTCTTCTCCGCCGTAGCACACAATGATTCTTCAATTTTCGCGGCATTGTCGGAACCGCGATTTACTTTGCCTTTCCCCTTATCCCCTTTCTTGGGGTGAACTTCAAGGACGTGCTTGTATACATCAGAAATTCTTTCAAACTTCTTACCGCATGCATTGCACTCACCGGATGGCTGTTTAGAACAGATGTCGCGGTGCCTCAAAAGGTTCTTCTTGCTGGGAAAGAGCGCATCACAAAACTTGCAAGAGAGCTTTGCGGCATGACCATCACCTGAAATGTCCGAAGAAAAGGCATTTCCATGGTGTAAAGAAGAGGGATGAACTTGACGAGTTTTACCGATCCCAGAAGTGAGGATAAATGGTCTCCTCATTTGACGCAATTTAAAGGTGATCACCAGGCCAGAACGCTTGATATAAGGATTACGTACTGGTGGTACGTCCCCTAATCTAGGTAAATGGCGGGTGGAATCATCATAAGCAACATCATTTAAAGATGCACCATCTCCAGCAACATCAGACGAATACTCTGGCCCCTGTAACTGGCCAGACGGATTCAACGCAAAATTGACACTATAAAACTTACCAGTGGAAGGGGCAATCTCCAAAGCATACTTGCCGGGGTAACGCAGTCGATGCGACTGAACGTATATCTCTCGAGCCATCGCAATGGCATTCTCGGCCGTAGGCCGCAAAGGCAACCACTTCACATCATATTGGGACGGGCGCAACGCCGCATCCACAAAAGTTTCAATAATATCCATCTCACGTGGCAAATCAATCGACTTAACCGGTCCGGGATTCACAAAGCGTTTAAAGGCAATGAAATCCTGAATACGGGCGATCGCAACCTCGGAATCAGAAACATAAACAGCGGTGGTCCTCTTCTCATGACCAGCCCGCTTACACGAAGGATTAACAAGTATATCCCTGACCTTCCGTTTATGACGACGCAATTGAGTTGCTGTCATAGCAGAAGTGTCCATCGAATACGTCGCCTTATTGCGGAGATAGCGATCTGCATTCGGTTTTTCCATGTTCACAGTATGAAAGTGGGTTGGCGCGGTTCTCTTCGGTTCCGTCTTTTTCCTCAACTTTCTAGCCTTTCGTGCGGTCTGATCGATCACACGAAGGTCAGCCTCAACATTAGTCGGCTTTCGCTTCTTATGTTTAGGATGCTCCAATTCCGAAAAGGGAACCAGAGCTGGGACATTTCGGTGTCCCAAGCGGGGTGCCATAGGTGGCTCCACCGAGCCGCAAACCCGTGCCGGCAATGGAATCGCTGATCCTTCAGCTCGGTAAGTTCCCGTCGAACGCCGCATTCTTGGACAAGGTGTCCACCTACATGAAAGAGTGAGC